ATTTCTTACCTTGTTCTTCAACTTGTTTATTCAAGTCCATTTGTAACTTAACAACCCCTTGATATTCTTTTGGAAGTCGTTTCAAAGCTTGTGATATTGATTCTGTTCCAGCTTCTACATTTGCAAAAGATTCTTCAAGATTTTTATTCAAATCTTTCATTGGTTTAAAAGTCTTATTAAATGTGCCGTCTTTGTTTTTTTTTAATGCCATATATTATATTGTTAGGGTGTGTGAGATAATTTAAAAACTAAAATTTTTTAACGCTTGATTCCAAATTCTTTTTCTAAAATATCATCAAGTTCTTTTCTTGTTTTTTGTAATTGTGCATATTTGTTTTTGAAATTACGACTTTTTGCAGACATTTTTTTAAAAATGACTGGACGCATTCCTTTACCAATATAGTAAAATATTTTTTCAAGAACTGATTCGTTAAGTGTTTTTTTAGCCATAAATGTAATCCTTTGGTTTATACAATAATAAATATCAACTTCTTAGATTTTCATTATTTAAATTTACTATTTGATTTTTTTATAGCTTGTTCTTGTTGTTGTTTTTCTTGTTCGTATTGCTGAATTAAGCGTTTGTAGTAGAATCTACGAAGATAGACAGGTAAATCATATACCTCGTCAAAAGTGAAACCACCTTTTGCATAAAAGATGATTTGAAATATTTGTTCGTGTAAGTCTTTCTTATACTCGGGAGTCAGGCCAAAAAAACTGAGCAGTTATAGGAACTGCCACTCTCTCCTGTTCACCTCTACTATTTGGAACTTCACTTGTAAAGTCTAAATTAGGACTTGTTTCTTTGACAAAAGTTCTAAACGCTAATGAATCAACTGAAAGGAATTCGTTATCAACAAATTCGTTGATAGATTTTCTATCAGTTTTTCCGTCAACTGATTTGATTAGATATTTTAACCTTGTTGAATTTTCACGACTAACAGCTTCTATATCATCTTTGAATACTTTTTGAATTGCGTCTATTTCAACATCTATTAACATTTCGTCTCTGTGTGTAGGTATAGAAAAAGTTAAAATTCTTTCTGTTTTCGGTAGGGTAAACGAAAACGAGTTAACTCCTTTTTCATAATCAGAAAAATCATATTCCAATGAAACTAATTTTGTTAAATCAATTTTACCTTTAACTTTCTCACCATATTCATCAATAAAACTAAAGTCATAGTTTTTACCATAAGCTAATACTCTTGCTCCAATTAATATGGCATTTTTATCACCTACTAACAAATCACCATAATCAATTGTTTTATCGACCATTAATGATTGTAATAGTTTATCTAATGCTTTTCCTTGTTGAACTAAGTTTGCAGATGTAAGAATATCTTCATCTCGTGCAGTCATATATCTCATTTCTATTTTACCACTTGACAATGGATTGTCTTTTGGATAGAAATGTCCCTTCGACGGTAAATCAATGATTTCCGTAGGAAATTTATCTTGTGTCATTTTTACTCCTTTGTTTAAAACCTTTTAAATAACTATATTATTTTTTACCACCGAAGATTTTTTCAGCACCTGCGATACCGAAACAACCTAATGTGATTACGACAAATGAATTATAAATGAATTCTTGTATTACTAATTCGTTTCCAAACGCACCAGTAACCATATCAACAATACTTGTTATAGTCATTACTGCGAAAGACATAAAACCAATAATTGATTTTTCATTGTATTCATTTTTATCTTTAAATATTTCACTAAATCCCATTTTTTATCTCCTTAGAATTGTAGAATTGCATAATCATATTTTAGAGTTAATGCAATTTCAACTGGGTCTGATGTTGCATAATCCAATGTTCCGAAGTTAGCCGCTTCAATGTAAGAACCTTTTAAAGTCCACTCTTCGACAATGTCTCCAACTGGTCCTAATAGATTAAATGTGATATCTCTTTTGTAGAAATCAGAATAACCTTGACGACCTGTTACTGACTCGTGATGTTCTCTAATCCACTCCATTACTGATTGTGCGGCTGATGGAACTACTGGGTCATATAAAGTGATTTCTAATGGTTGCCAAGCACCTTTACCTTTCACATATCTTTTAACATTAATGTGTTCCAAGATAACTTCATCAAACTGAATAGAAGGTCTATTCATTGCTTTGATTGTGAAGGCTGGTATACCTTCAATATACATAATGAACCTATTTTGTGTTTTAGGTTCAAAAGGTGTAAACATAATCTCTGATGGGTCTAATAGTTCAGCCATTATAAATCTCCGTGTTTCATATTCAGTAATAAATATAACGAAACCGAAAAAATGATTAAATATATTTGATTATGTTTTGAAAGTTTTTTGAAAGTTTTTATAATAAAAAAAAACCCCACTAAAAAGTGGGGCTTTTTTTCTGTCATTAACTATTATTCAGGGAATGTAGCACCTGTTGGTTGAACTACAAAGTCTAATACGATAAACTCTGCTGTTCTTGTTGGTTGAATAAATATCTGTCCGATTAGACGATTTCTATCGACTTCATCAGGAGTATTATTTGTATCATCCATAACCACTCTAAATGCACTTAAACCACTATTTGACTGAACATCCTCTAAGAAAGGATTAACAACATTTAAGAAACGATTTCTTGTTGCTGTTGTGTTCTGTTCAAATACTAAGAAACGAGAAGTTGATGCGATAAATTTCTTTAACGCGATTAACAATCTTCTTACATTTACTCTGTCTAATGCACTTGGTTTTCCTTGTAATGTTTTCTGACCAAACACCACTACACCCTGTCCAGGGAAAGTAGCGATTGGGTTAACTCTATTTTCATACAACTTATCTCTTTCACTATGAGTTAGTCTAGTTTGTGCTTCAACAACATCTGCTAAACCACCACGATTTAGACCTGCTGGAGCGAACCATTCAAAAGCTACCTCGTCATTGAATGCAATGACACCAGGTAAAACAACTGAAGGTGGCACCCAAGTTGGTCTGTTTGTGTTTTCGTCTATGACTTTTACCCACGGGTAATAAGTTGCTGTAAAGTTTGAATCCAATGAACTCACATTACTCGTTACGGTTTCTACTGAATCACCATACTTAGCAGCGTCAAGGATAAGGAAAGTATCCGCTCTATCTTCTACTTTGTTTATTGCGTGATTAGTTACCGTTGAGTGAGTTCCGTGAATTACACCAGGTAATACCATCATATTGATATCAAACTCGTCTGGATTAGATACTGCGTTAATAGCTCTTTTATAAACTATTGAACCATTTTTACTAGCATTTGATAAATCAAATCCTTGTGTGTTGTTTCCAATATCTGTTCCAACAGCATAATGAGTTGCTGGGTCTTGTCCATCAAATCCCCATTGGAAAGGAACTGAGAACTTTCTTTGTTCAATAGCTGAATTAGAAAGTGTTATCAATTCTGTTTGGTCTGCGAAAGTTGTTGCTACTGCTGTAGCTCCGTCAGAACCTAACATATTTTCCAATGACATTGTTACATTATTACCTTGTGCGGCAGTTGATGGGATTGGTGATAGGTATTCTCTATTATTGAGGTTACCGAAGTCAAACCCATAAAATGTATTTTGGTCAAAGTCTGATACTGATGAACTTTGGTTTGATTTAAATGAAGCTGTTACAATTGTTGTAGCAGCTATACCTGCTGATGAGTAAGGAACATATAGTTTATTAAATCCAAAAGGCACCACAGTAGTTGGGAAAGTTTCTAAATCTGAAAAATCTCCTACTCTAATGTGTTTACTTTTGTTTGGATAATCACCATAAAAAGTTAATTTACCATTTGAATCTATTTCTACAAATCTATCACCAATTGCTCTTGCAAAGTAATTTGTTGAGCTTGGGTCAAATGTTAAATTATCAAATTGTTCCATTACTGAATCATTTCCAGGTCTACTTGAGTCGTTATTAAAGTTTACTGAACGCACTTGTAATGAGAAAGTTCCGTAGTCAGAACCAGCAACACTACCAGCATCTTTTACATTTAAGATGTTGATTTTGAAGTGTTCATTTACATTACTTCCGTGTGAACGAG